AGAGTTCTGTACTGTCAGCAAACTTTTGTCCTGCATCTGTAACAAATTGAAGCATCTGATATAATGTGCTTGATGGTTCTTTATATGGAAGAGGAACTATCGCTTTGGAAAGATCTATACCAGTTGCTTCAATCTCTTTAAATTCTCCAGGAGCTATTGGATCATTATCTCCAACGACTCTAACTCCTTTAGCTTTAAATCCACCAGGTAAATTAGCAAACTGTCCTGCATCTATTAATGATCTCATAGCTGCTGTAGCACTCATAGTTAAATTACCTAAGAAATGCATAAGTCCTAAACCATAAAAACCAAATCCAGGTACAAATTTATAATGTACAAAGTGACTTCTTTTTTGTTTGGTGTCATCATCAGGAGAATAATTTCTACGTATACTTAATACACTTCCTGATTGTTCTTCTACTGTAATAATATATGGATGAGCTTCATCATCATCAGCCATAGAATCTTTTATATTTAAATGTGCATGTTGTTCTAATAAAACATATTGAGAATCATTATCTCCTGCTGGTGCTATTCCTAATATAGTATCTACTTTTTCAGCAAAACTTGTTATTGGAGTTGATGAAGGTTCTGCCATTTCAGCATCTACATAAATTTCTGAAGCTATATCTTTTTGTAAGTCTACTGCATTTTTGTAAATAACATGAGTATATCTATCAGCATTTCTTAAATCTGTTGCATAGTATGAAACATAGAATTGATCAATAGGAACAAATTCAGAGCAAGGTCTTTTTAATGTTGCATCATAATAAACTTTTTTAAATGCTGATCCTATTAATGGTAAATGAAATAACATTCTTTCAAACTCATCAAAGTATTCAGGCATTTGTTCTGTTACTTGATAGTTCATAAAGTTTTGTACACGATTAGCTTGTTGTTCTTTTTCAGGAGTTACATCTCCAAGTATTTGAGATTTAACAGGACCTCCTGGAGGAAATAATTCTTGAGATGCTTTAGCTTGGAATTTTACAGCAGACTCTATTAATAAAGGATGTACTGCTGTACATGCACCTTCAAATGGTTCTGATGTTTCTTGTATTTTTAATCCTAATAAATCAAATCCTTTTTCAAACATAGATTCCCATTCAGCACGAGATTCTTTATCAGCTTGAAACTTTTCTCTAACATCATGTGAAATTTCTGCTAAGTCTTCTTCATCTAAATCTTCAACTAAGTTAGCATAGAACTCTGCAGTTTCTGGTTCAGGATTCATTTCAACAGACATAGATGAAAAATCTACAATAACTCCTCCATCTTCTGAAGGTTCAAATGATATACTTTGTTCTTGAATTTCATCTGCATCTTTTTTATTTGTTAGTTCAATAACATTAGTTACTTCTTCTGGTATTTGTTCAAATGGATTCTTTTCTGTTGCCATTATATTGCCCTCTGTGTATTATAATTATCATAAGGATTAGACATAACTCTACCTCCTTTAAACTTTTGATCTAAAGTTTTTAATATAGGAGATGTTCCTTTATCATTTAAAAATAATCCTATGTTTGTAACTCCTGATTCTCTCATTGTAAAACCATCATAACCTAAATCTTTTAATATAGGATGTAAATCTTCTTGTTCAATTAAATGTGCTGCACCATCTTTAAAAAATTTATTTTCTTGAATAGAATTTAAAAATTGTTTTTCAGTTAAAGGTACTTCCCCTAATTCTTCAGCACCATCATTATATATTTTATTATTTCTTTTTACCCAATCTTTAAATCTTTTATTTTTTAAAAGTTTATTAAATTGTTTTTCATTTGTTGGATCAAATATATTTGCATTTTCTTTAACTCTTAATGGATAAGCTCTTGCTCCTTTTTGATATTTTCCTAACTCATCAATTCTATCACTTCTCATAAATGAATCAGCAAACTTTGGATCTGGTGATACAAATAAAACTCCTGTACCAGTTCTAAAACCTTCACCTGTGTAAGGTTTATCTGTTCCATGATAAACTTTAAATTCTTTTCCTACAGGAAGAGTTGGATAAACTTCTGGATCATATGCTTGTTTTTTTAAATAATCCATAGAATCAGGATCATCTAAATATTTTACTAAATTTTCTAATTCTTTATCAGTTGTTTTAGGAGGAGTTATTTTCTTTGCAGCTTTTTTTGCTCCTTGAGTTATATATTTAGATCCTGGAATAACTGTACCTAATAAACCTGTTGCTGCTCTAGGAATACCATAGAGATCTCCACCAAGAGTTTGTTCTACTCCTTGTTTATATTCTTGTATATCATATGCTGGTGATACTATATCTGCAACAAATAATCCTGCTCTTTTCATATCTTCTAATGTAATAGGATTATTAGCTACTGTTTGATTACCTATCCCATATTTTAAGGAACGTAAACCATCTTCTGCCATATTAAAAACCTTTTAAACAAAAAGAGTACACAATAATGCTAATAAAGAATAATATCATTATATTCTCCAGTATGCAACTTTTTTCTTACGTGGTTGTTCTTCCCAATAAGGATCTTCAGGATGTGATAAATGCCAGGACTCTTTCATATAATGTATAGCCATTGTCATTGCATCTACTTGATCATCATGTGCAGCATTTGGAAACTGTAATAATTCTGTTACTAAATCATCAGCCCAGGGTTTACCTGATGGTAACCATACTCTTCCTGATTCAATCATAGGAGATGCTGCATAAACTCTACTAACTTTATCTCTATCTGGTAAATATTCTTGAACAGGAAGTCCTCCTCTTCTCATATCTTGTATTAATGATTGACCACTAGCTTTTTTCTCTACAATACATACATCTGGTTTATGTTGATAGTATAACATCTGTGCCATTCGTCTAAGTTCTGGATATTCAAACCTACCTTTTATATTTCCTAATAGAATAAGATTAGCAGGAAACTCTTCTGTTCCATCATAGTCTACTTCATAATTACTAAAGATCCCCCATGTTTGTATAACACTATAGTCTGCTGTAGTTTTTGTAGAAAATGCTGTATCATAAGTTTGTATTACAAATTGACACGTTGGAGGTTGAGAATAATTCCATTCTTGTAACCAATCTTTTTTAATAAGACCTCCTTCATCAGGAGTTGGATCTTGCATATATAATGCATTCCAATATCTGCTACCATTTGAAGCTTTGATTTCTTGTTCATCTATTTTTAATACTTCATCTGGTTTCCATTCAGGAAAATAACTAGAACCTACTGGAAGATCTAATAATTCTGCTGCTTCTTCATCTAACCAAGCTGGTATTCTTACAACATCCCAAGGAATAACTTCATATTCTGATTGTTCTTCTTGTTGTTTTAATAACCATCCACAAAGATCATCATAATGATACCTTGTATTAATAATAAGAATACTACCATTAGGCATAATACGTGTTCTTAGTCCAGCAGGATACCAATCTTTTACATATTTTCTACCAGCTTCAGAATATGAGTCCTCTTCAGACATAACATCATCTAATATAGCTATATGTGCACCTCGACCAGCTATTTGAGACCTAACACCTGCAGCATAATATGTACCACCTTGACTAGTTTTCCATTTACCTGCAGCTCTTACGTCTGTTCTTAGTGTAACACCTTTAAAAATATTTTGATAATCTTCTGTAGTTATTAAATCTCTAACAGATCTACCAAAATCACTAGATAATTGGTCACTATGGGAAACTGTAAGTATCTCATGTTCTGGATTTCTACCTATATACCAGGCAGGAAACAATTTAGAACAGATTACAGACTTTGAAGACCTTGGAGGAAGAAAAACCATTAGCCTTTTTATCTTACCTTCTTCCAATTCTTTCAATTTATTAGAAATAACTTCTATATGTTTCCCTGTTTTCCAATCAGACACAAGAGTTGGAGCCATCTTCTGTACAAAAGAAAGAAAATCAGTTTCGCAATATTTTCTTAGTACTTCTAATAGTTTATATTTGAATTGTATAAAGGTATTAAGCTTAGTAGTCTCTTCCATATTTTGAAGTATAGACTATATAGATCTATAATGCAAGTAATATTTTAATTAATTAAAGATAATAATAGTTAATAATAGTTAATTAAAGTTAATTAGAGTTAATTAGAGTTATATGATATATACTAAGATAAATAAAGATAATAAAAGATAAGTAAAGTACTTATATCTATCTTTATTATATATACTGTCCACTTAAATATATAGTAC